CATAAACGGCACGAACTTCTTCTGCTGTTCGGGAGTCAATCTATCGTAATACGAATAGTCTTTGCGGTCAATAGCCGCAATTGCGTCGAAAAGGTCAAACTCAACCTTCTCAAACTTTTCGTCTGCTGATAGTTTCTCTTTAGCCATTATGCCTTCAACGACTCAACCGCAATAGCGTGTTCAATAGCCTGACCAATACTGTCACCATTGTTAACAATAGTCAATGTTGGTCCGTCACTTTCTCGCATGCGGTCATTCTTGTAATGTTCAATCACATAGCCGCCTGATGCCGGATAGATAGTGAAGCGAATGCTCTTGCTTGCATCAATACCCCGAGACACAACAGGATAAACTTCGTCTCTTGGCTGTGCCGTTTCCCATGCTTCGCGGGTCCACTGTGCAAACTTTCTCTTAAACCAACCCATCTTCTTTTCCTTCTCTTTTCTTACCTTGCGATTTCTAGCAGAATCAAGCCTAAATACAGTTTGGCTGGGTAGAGTGCCTGCTATCGTTCTGTTGTACTTTGCCTGACCGAGTGTTGTGTGTGCATGATGACCACTAGACATTTAAATGTGTTCTCCAAAATTCAATTGTTCTATCTAACCCGTCACTAAGTGAGATCTTGGGTTCCCATCCAGTCATTTTAGTAAGCTTTGCATTACTACTGTTTAGCAGATAAATCTCTCCGGGTCTAGCTGGTTTGGTATTCCAGTTGACTTTACCTTCCCAATTTAACTTCTTTGCAATCATATCCACGTAGTCTGAAATACGAATTGCATTGTTAGGACCCAAGCAGACCAATTGACCTACGCACTTGCCTGGGTTATCGATGATAACTTCCCAAGCATCAATTAAGTCATCGATGTACAAGAAATTGCGATACGGTACCCCATACCCCAAATTGATTTCATTTGGGTTCTTTAGCATCTGCGTGATGATTTGTTCTGTAACAAAGAAGTCATTATCTTTACGACCGTATGCGTTAGTTTGTCTAATGATAGTATACGGGAAGTTGTAGCTTCTGCTTGCATATTCCAAATACTTTTCACAAGCAAATTTTGCTACTGAATACGGAGCATTGGGATTGGGAATTGTAGTTTCATCAAAGACTTCAATTTCAGATTCATTTCCGTCTCTGATAAGGTCACTGATAGGTTGCCAACCATATACTTCCATAGTAGAAGCAAACACAAAATTCTTTAGATTTGAAAGTTGGCTTGCGGCCTCAATCAAGTTTACCGTGCCCACATAGTTAATCTCGCTGAACACAGTCTGTTCATAAAAAGATTTTTCTACTTCGGTCCGAGCGGCAAGATGAACAATCACTTCCGGATCAGCAGCATGAACCTCGTCACGAACAGCGGTATGATCCCGCAAGTCGCTTTCAAGCAAAAATAAATCATGCTTATCGGTTAGTCGTGCTACAATATGTTGCCCGATGAATCCGCTATGACCAGTAATTAGAACTCTCATTTTTTAATCTGCGTACTAATTTTGCGATTTTCGATAAAGGTTTCTACTTGAATGTTTGGGAATAAAGTTCGCACTACACCCATCACATCACCTTCTTTTTTCTGCTTAACGCACCTTTTGTAAGCTTTCAATACAGTCATCACTACGTCTCCTTTTAGTAAGCTAAAGAATAATCTACAATTTCACAGTTTCTACTGACTTCTTTAATGAAATACACGCATCTGGGCTTTTCTCCTTCATCAATAGGGACGCTTAAAAATTGACCATTTTTCAATCTGGGTGCATACCATGTAACTTCTGGATAGATATCAAGAATCTCAATAGGCAAGAATGTCGGGACAAATGATGTCAGTGAATTAAATTGAAAGGCATTGAATCCTCTGTCATTAAGACTCGAAAGAGGTAATGCTTCTAAATCTCCATGCTCTTGTTCACCAATTAGCACTTGCCAATCCATCGGCATCTTAATCACTTTATCTGCAATCTTCAATACCAATGCAGGACTATTAAACGATTCTAAAAAGATAAGGGGTATAAAATGATAATCTACATTAGCAGGGACGCTGTTATCTAAAATAGAAAATCGCAGATCGTCTATTTCATCAGGCAATGTCTCTAGATTATACGAAGTATTTTCAAGGGTAAGTATTCTCATGATGTTATTATATCAACCTTTACTGTATATGTCAAGATATTAATAGTCCAATTTCTCTATACTGAAAGGATAGTTGGCTTCTTTGTAGAACTGCTTACGTTGTGTCAAGTGACGCTTCGCAAACTTACATGAGGATGTGATATCCCAAATCTGTACATGGTCCTTGTCTTCTGCTTTACGAATGCCTCTGCCTATTGACTGAATAACTCGTACAAACGATTTGCCAGGCTCAATAAGAACCAAATTAAAGATCCGAGGAATATTAATACCGACAGCCGCAACGCCGTACGTTGCGACAATAATTTTATCGTCGCTTGTGGCAACCTCATCATATTCTGCCTTTCTTTCTGTTAATCCAGTGCCGCCGTTTACAAAGACAGCATTGGAACCTAATCTGCTTACGATTTCTTTTCCTGCATTCACTCGGTCAACAAGTACGAGAGTGTTCCCAGTCAGATTCACCTTTTCGATAAGTGCAGCAATTGTATCAAGGCGATTTGAATCTTCTAGTAGATGTTTCAATTCTGACTGGTAGTTAGTGAACTCAACCTTATCCTTAAGCTGAACAATGTTAACATGACATTGTGCGAGTACACCCTTGTCCTGTAATTCTTTTGCTGACAGCTTACCAATGACGGGACCGAGGGATACGAGCAATGATACCTGATCCATCTTGTCTTTAGGAATGGTTCCTGTCAGTCCCCAGCGAATAGGAATGTTACTGAACACTCCGGTAAGCATTGTCTTGAGAACATCAGCCTTTGCCATATGTACCTCATCAACGATTACACAAGCAATATCTTCAAAAAAGAATTCATCTAGTTTTTCTTCGCCAGCTTCGGCTGTGTTCTTGAATAAATTATTCAAGCTTTGCCAAGTGCAGATTGTGTGCGTCTTGCCGTAATCCTTACGGTCACCGAAGTAGACGCCAACATCCAATCCTAAGTTGATGTAGTCTGCTTCTGTTTGTGTAACAAGACTTTTGTTGGGGACAATCACTAGAGAGCGTCCTAGATGCTCTACGGACTTAGATAGAGCAGCAGTCATCAATGTCTTGCCCGCTCCTGTGGCGACTTCCTGTAAGCACTGAGGATTAGCTAAAAAGTTATTGACAATCTCAACCTGATAGTCTCGTAGCACGATAGGTTGACCTTCACGTTCATGCCCTTTTGGCCATACAGTGTCAGAAAAACTATCTTCACGGATTAGGTCAAACTCTAACTTGCCGTGACTTTGCCTATGGTCAACTAATTCAATGTCATAATTCTTATCATACAGATACGTGATAACATCTTCTAGGAGGTTTAGATAAGTGCTACCAGCAAGACTAAAATAGCTAATCTTGCCGTTCCAACGACCCAAACGAACTGCGGGCAAATATCTTGCCCCCGGCTTTTCGTATTCAAACTTCTTCATCAATGCACGGCGATCTGAAAGTTCTAGACCCTCAATCTTTACATTAACTTCGTCCTTAATTATGATTTTTGCTTCGTTCATTTGACCTCGATTGGTCGGCTATCTTTTAGCACGACTGTTTTAGTTATTTGTCCAGTGAAAGGAGTTCGACTGTTGACATTACTTGTATGCTGCATGAGCATAGAAACACCATCAGGCAACGTACCATATGATAGTGGTCCTAACGACCTCATTCCATACTTTTCAATCATGCTAGATAGATGTTTTTGGCTGATAGTGCTTCGCAATCCTCTACCAATCACAACATTTTCGCAACCGACATTCTTCATCCATCCTATAGTGTTTTCCACATCCGTCAATTCGACTTCGTACACCGAACTGGCTGCAAATCTTAATTTTTCAGAAGCTTCGTAAAGCTTCGGATCAATAGTTATCCCCATGCAAGTCAAATTAAATATCGTTTGTGGTTCCAAGGTTAACTCGGTATCCTGAATTAATTCTGCTATAATAGGATTAGCTGCCGCAACAATCAATTCACCGTTGTATTTAGTTAGTGTAGGATTCCAAATTAGCTCCTCGTACTGCTTTAACTCATCGATGATAGTTTGCAGTTGGTCATCATATCGCACCGTAGAGAAGAACTTCGGAAGGACAGTATATGCAACTTTTAATGCGGTAGTGCCGAACCGAGCCGAATACGATTTGGTTTCTTTGTCCCAGTCAAATGCATTGTTTGGAACATTACGAAACTCGCTAATAAATGACTTGTTGAACGGAACACGGATGTTAAGTTCATTATCCCGCAATGATACTACCGCACCTGTGTACTCTGCGGTGCTTTCGACTATCATTGTCTTCCACGGAAGTTCTTTAAGTTCTTCTTTGACAAGCCCTTGCCTAACAAGTTGCTTCTTATACTTGCTGATAAGCTTATCAAACAAATCGGCTTGGTTGCTTGTTACCCGCGAGTTATTTTGGATTATAGTCTGTAGGTTAGCCATAAACTTGTAGTCATATTGACTCAAGCTGATCTTACCTTGCAGGAAGAAATATAGCAATTGTTCCTTATTAGTCATATTCATACTATAGCACCGTTATGTATTTTTGCAAGCGTTCTGGAAAAGAAACGGGGACCGAAGTCCCCGAAAGTTTGTTGAAAGGCATTTATTATTATGGGGTAATCCTTAATCCAAAAAACCATACATCAATTCTAGCAAACCAACGACCGTCATGCTTCCCAAATCCAATGCGAAGCATGCGGTTGTTAGTATCTAGCGGGATGCGAGTTAACTTCATGTTATGCCCGACGCATGACCGTGTTCATAGCAAGAGCCTGCCACTTATTCGGAGACATTTTTACAAGGTCAGCAATCTTGAGAGCGGTACGGATTGACAATTCACGAAGCTTAGTGCGATTGGCTTCCATGAAGTCTAGGATAAGTTCGGCTTCGTTATTCATAAAACTGTAGTCGCCGAAGAGGCCACCCTGTGCGTCACGATTGACCTGACGAATACGAAGCATCTTGTCACGCTCGGTATCGATGGTCAAGTCAACAAAGTGACAGCGGCTTTCAAGTGCTTCAAGGTGATCTTGAAGCTTCTTGCTGCGAACGTTTTCAAACTTGAGGTTCGTGATAAAGATAGCAGAACCCTTGAATTCAAACGCATTCGGAATACCTTCTTCACGCAGAAGGCGCGAGTCCGAGTTCCAGCAAATGCGCCGACGCTTGCCGCTGTCTAGTGCAGCCTTAAGAATATTCAGCGAAAGTTCGTCACCGAACACGCTATCACAGTCATCAAACACGAGGATGTTGCCCTTGTCGCTGTAGCGATACAGCTGGGCATACAGACCGAGTGCAGTCATTGCACCCTTGACAACTTCATACTTTTGACGCTTGTTAGCAATCTTGTCAAACAACGATGCTTTCTCAAGCTGCTGTTCAACACCGAACGACTTACCAACGCCCGGAGGACCCGAAACGATCATCGCACGAAT